CAGGTCGTTGATCAGGTGCTTGCACGTAGGATCTACAAAGAAGCGGCGTGTATCGTCTACAGAGCAGATGCGCGAGTTGACCGCGTTGAGCCGTGCGCGTTCAGCGGGGTTAGCTGGCGGCACCTCAAAGCGGGGATTCATCGGCTTGAGCCGCTCTTTAATGAGCTCCCAATCGCTTCCAGCAACCTTAGCACTGCCCCTTGCTCCCCCGGTAGCGTCACCGTAGCATACAATCTGCCCACGATGATCAGACCAATCAGAGCGCAAACGGTCACACACAGCAAGGGTATTAGAATTACGAGGGATATACACCTCACCAATGACCACAGTGCCCTCGTCAAACTCTTGGCACACCACCGCGACACCGGGTGCCACGTTGAAGTCGAAGCAGAAGGCGAGGGGTTGCTGTGGGTCATACCGATCTCGCAGGGATCTAATATTGCTATCATTGAAGTTGTAGTATGCCCTACCCTCAAAGTTGACAAAGGACGCGAGATACTCCTGCTCAAAGGAGAGCTCGTCAAGCTCGCGTTTAGCTTCCTCTATTTCTTCCGCTGCTACATTGCCGCCCTCCAGCGTGGTAAACTGAAAACTGTCGTAGGCGGGGTCTGTCTCGCCTAAGCGGTGGAGGTGATAAAACCAGTTGCGCCCCTTCGGTGTGCCGCCAAATACGGCATCTCCCCCGGTATCGGAGAGCATCGGGCGCATAACCTTAAACCACGCATCAGGCTTGATGTCTGCCGCCTCATCTAACAGTAGGCGATTAAGCCCAGGACCGCGCAGAGAGTCAGGCTTATCAGCACCCTTGAGCTCAATGAGGGAGCCGCTCTTAAGCTTGGCGCTAAGGCGTGTCTCATTAAAGGCATTGCCGCGCACCCAGTTGAGCCGTATCAGTTCCTCTTTCAGTGGCTCCCAAAAGATCCCCCTTGCCTGTCTGTAGGTGGGCGCTACGTAATGCACGCGTTGATTAACTAAGCGTGCCTTTTCTAAGGCGAGAAAAATCATTAGCCACGTTTTACCAAACCTACGACCAGCATTTAACACCCTAAATCGGGTTTGGGATTGCTGGATAGTTCGTTGTGCCTTAGTTAGTCTCAAGTGAGGTGCGCCCAGGTGCGGCGGTATGCTATATCGTGGATAGTAATGCGGTGGACTCCAAACCACTTGGCAATATTAAGAGGACTTAATCCAGATGCTAAATACTGCCGTATCTCTCGCACGGTGCGCACAGTGAGGCGCGAGTTGTGAATCTGCTCGCCTTTTAGTTGACGATCTCGCTGCACCTTGTCCCGCGCATTGTCTGCACTGGTGCCCACGCGTAAATGGGAAGGGTTTACACAAGATGGATTATCACAACTATGTAGGATTTGAAGACTATCGGGGATTACCCCCTTCTGCATCTCATAGGCGAGCCGGTGGGCATACTGTGTAGTGCGCCCACGCATCCCCAATTTGCCGTATCCTGCGGGAGTCTTTGCTCCTATCCAGAGATGGCAACCCGTGGAACTATAGCGAACTTTGGCGAAAAAACGCGCTTTGTCACTCTCCGTCATCTTCACCTATCGTACCTCCATCCAAAGGTAGCGGCTCGTTATCCTCTGTATCGCTCATTTGATCTAAGCCCAAATGCTTAAAGAGTAACTCCAGGGCACGTACCTTATCGTGCATCTTAACGCCTATGCTGCGCCCTGCGTTGGTGTCATTCTGTGTGATCTGAGAAATAGCGGCAACGGCATCGTCTGTGATCGTGCCGCCAGAGCCTAATCCCTCATCAGTGGAGGGGCGCACCCGGATGCCGCTGGCATCCCAAATAGCCACATCGCGCATATTGGCAAAGCAGATACGGGAGAGCTCTTTAATCGCTCGATCCTTCAGACTCTCACACTTCTCACTGTAAGCCTCTTGCCTTCGTTTTATCTCTTTTTTGATAGTATCATGCCTAATCAGACGTTTAGCTTGATTATGAGCAGAGCGGGAACTGTAACCGGCGCGTTTTGCCGCCTCAGTTGCATTACAGTCCACTAAATACTCATCAATAAAACGGAGCTGCTTATCGTTTAAGGTTGCCATCGCTGTTTCTTATATCGCTCTGCTCGTAGCTCTCTGCGTTTAGCGTCCTGCGCCTGAGTGTATCGTTCCCATGCTTCCCCTGCCCTCTCCCGCCGTATGATGTGCGCGGTGTCATCGAAGTAGGCGATGATCTCTCCCCAGGCATTGAGGTGAGCCGCGTGTGCCGCGCAGAAGACCGCAGCCTCTTTAGTGCAAAAGCCCCAAGTTTCATTGGTTATGAGCTTGACTAAGGAAGAGCGGTCTTCCACTTCATATATTTTGCGCGTGTTGTTGTGTCCAATCAGCAAAATCACCGATGCCCCATACTATTTTGCCGCCTAATGGGTGCTTGTCGGTGCGCTTGCGGCTTGGTTTACTCCATGAGCCACCAAGTGATACGCCTAATCTGCGCCATCCAGCGGCTCGAAGTGATGTGCCAGGTTCAGAGTCTAGTGTATAGGTGATAATGCGCCTGTATCCCATCGCTTTTGCAGCTCGCCAAGCGGCACCATAGAGGCAGGAAGCGGCATTTTTACTCCCATCTGTACAGTTGCGGGTTACTTCTGCGGTTATACCATCATCTCTATGCCGTGATACTGGTCTACCAACAGCAACAACACCCACCATCTCCTCCTCCTCATTGACAACACTTATACCAAACTTCCACCCCTGCGGAGGCTTGTGGTGCCGGTGTACCTCTTTGATGTAGGTAGAGGCATCCGAAAAGCTCACCGGCTTAAGTTGTAGCATTTTGCGCGTGTTTTGCCTTGCCTAATTTTGCCGTCTCTTGGCAATAGGCATACCAGAGCTTAAAAGGGATCAACTGCTTGGCTTTGATTGTGGCGCGTGACCTTTTAGAGGCTCTGGGCTTGGTGGACTGATAGTGCGGTAATAGCGAGGAGCTATAGAAGTCCCAATGCGCGTCGAGCCATGCCCTGCTCTTTTTTGCGATCAATTAATCCTCCACTTGCTCGATGATGATCTCTGCCCCCTCGCCGGCAAATTCTCTGGCGATCTCATCCGAAAAACCAGCAAGCCCAAGGAGGGCAGCGATGGCAGCGATGAGGATGCGTTTGACGATCTTACCCTTGATGTACTTGCCGAGCATGGGGATATCTCCTGCGCGAAAAAATTGGGGGAGTGCTGTAAGATTGGGGGGAGATACTACTGTATACTTCAGTTGATGCAGTGTAGGTGAATCTGTGGAGCGGATAGAGCTTGCCTAACCGAGCGGATAGAGCTTGCCTAACCAGGCGAAAGCCCGTAGTGCCCTATCCTTTATGCAGTGTTGGAGCCATCTGCATCACGGATACTGACCACCTCTACACAATGAGGTCAGTGGGCGAGCCGCTTAAATCTTGGCTTGTGCAGCCTCAACTCTTCCCCTCTCGCCTACGCTTGGGATGCCGCGTTAGAGTGCCCGTGTAGCGGCTTGTATAAGGTCTGCCCACCGTAGTATAGTCTACCCGTCATCAGACCAGAGAAGCGGCGCACTGGAGGGCAGAAGCTCGAAAGCCCCTGCCCTCACCACCCGTGCCAAGAAAGAGAAACGCCACCCGCCAAGATGTACGTCGCTTCACTGCATAGTGTAGGGAAAACGAGGGGATTGTCAGGGAGGTGGTACAGTTTTATAGTGGGGACTTTAGGATATTTTATCCACAACGAGAGTGTTTTATCTAATTATAGGGGGGGGTAAATAATCAGCTATATTCCCTTGACGCGGGTGTCGTATTTTACAATCATTAAGTAAGGAATATACGTAGGCAGTATACAGAATGGAGCTATAGTATGCAGATTGTAAAATGGATCGGGTTAGCGTCGGTGATCTTCTTGGTCTACGCGGCGTTCTCTGGCAGTGACACGGAGATTAACCGGGCAGACTATGGTGAGGAGTATCCCCTAACTATTGAGGGAGCTCACCTGAGCTGCGCGGATGGGGTGCCGCACGTTATACACCAGGGGGTGCGCTACCGGCTCACGGGGGCAGAGGGAGGGGGAGTGTATAAATACAAGCCGCTGGAGGACATCTGGAAGATAGATCCCACTGATCCGCAGAGACGCATCAGTGCCGGCAAGCTCATCGAGAGGGGATTAGCATTATGTAAATAACACCCCCACCCTAATCAGGAGAAGATATGCCCCGCTCTGCCACTAATTGCTGTAACACCTCCCGCTCTGCCGGGGTTAATTGTAAGCCGTTGCGCTGGTCACCTAAAGACGCGAGCGCAGTGCGGAGCATGCTCTTGGTTTCGTTCAACTCCCGCACTAATTGCTTTGTGCTTAGGGGAGTGGGGGGGAGTTCGTTG